AAGCTGCACGGAAGCAGGAGTCTGCGATACATGTCAGCAGGGTGAAGACTGCTGGCGCTGAGGAGGTTGCTGCTCACGAGCTCGGACATGCTTTGGCTCACGAGACTACCAAGTTCCCTCTGCTCAAGAAGATTGCTCCTGTCATGGCCAAGGCGACGGTGCCTGCCACATTGATGATGGGAGAGCTGCATCCGATAGCGGCCGCGGCCACAGCGGCGTTTCTGTCCGGTCCTGAGCTGATGGACGAGGCCCAGGCCAGCATCGCAGGCTACAGGGCCATGAGAGAGTCGGGGCTCTTCGACGAGGATCAGCTGAAGAAGGCCAAGAAGACCCTGACCAAGGCCTACATCTCTTACCTGTCCAGGGCTGGTGCAGCTCTCGGCATGACTCTCGCCGGCCGCGAATACGCGTTCGGAATCAAGGCTACGGAGCGAGAGCTGCTGAAGCACATCAACAGGTCCATCGGGAAAGAGATCAAAAAGGGAATCGACCCCGGAAAGATGAAGGAGCTCCAGAAGATCCTCGGGACCAGGGCCAAGGTGCATGAGGTGCCCGGCGCCGACCCGATGTACCTCCCTCCGGGGATTGGAAAGAAGACGGGTACCTACCTCGGTCTGTCCGCCAGGATATCCGAGTCTGTGGATCGTCACGGAGGCATCATCCTTCCGACGATGGAGAAGACCTCTGCCGACACATTCGGGATGATTGCTCGAGCCGCGAGGGTGTTCACTCACCCCGTGGCCAAGTCCGCCAGGACGGGCGCTTTGTATGGTGCCGTTCCCATGGCCGCACACTCCTACCGCCGAGCCAAGAAGAAGTCTCCGACCAGGCTTCACATGGCTGAACGAGAGCTTCGCAGGCTCCAAGCTCAGGAGAGGGACTACGCTAGGCTGGGACCTGCAGGAGAGAGGTTGCACAGGAAGCTCGTCAAGATCACGGAGACAGAGAGACGTCAGGCCAAGAAGGAAACCAAGCACCCTGTGTGGACCGGGATCAAAGGCGGCCTCAAGGGTGCCATCATTGGCGCACCCATTGGGGCTCTCAAGGCGTTCATCCAGTCTCCTGCTTCTCCTGGGTAAAGAAGAGGGTCGTCCCCTCTCCTTTCACACGAACCGTCCTCGAGGCATCTTCATCGGTTTTGGGCTCTTCGGCTTGTAGAAAGCGTCGATGCCCTTGAGGAACTGAATGCGGTGGATCGGTGTGGCCCCCAGCCTGGCCACTCCCTGCTTGTGTTCGGGAGTGGGATAGCCCTTGTTCCTTTCCCACCCGTAACCGGGGTACCTCTTGGCTAGGGTGATCATCTCGTGGTCCCTGATGACTTTGGCTAGGATGGAGGCTGCGCTGCATTGCCAGTAGTTGGCGTCGGCTTTGGGCTCTACGATCAGTTTGCCTCCGAGGATGTCGGTGAGTCCCTCTGGTGTGATCTCTCCGTCCAGGTAGGTGAGGTTGGGGATGGACTTGCACATGCAGACTGCTCGTCGCACAGCCCGGGTCCAGACTTCTCGAATTCCCTTGAGGTTGATCTCCTCCACTTCCCCGAAGCCGCAGCCCACGTCGACTGCTGCTTCGAAGATGGGCATGAACAGGCGCTCCCTCTTGGACTCCGAGAGCTTCTTGGAGTCGTCTATGCCCTCGACTGGAGGATCTGGTTGGTCAAACACCGCGATGACTGCAACGACTGGTCCTGCTATCGGTCCGGTGCCTACCTCGTCGATGCCGGCGGTCAGGGTCCTCCGCCCATACCGACATTCTTCTTCCCATGCTTCCGTTTGACCACCCTCGTCTCGGGAGGGGAGCCGCGTTGCTTCTTGGCCCATTTCAACATCCCTCTCCTGATGGTCTTGCTGGGTATCTGAAGAACCTCATTCCATCCCTCTCGAGTTCCCCTGGCTAAGCTCCCTGCCCTGTCCGCGATGCTGGTCGCCCTGGCGAGCATGGCCTTGGCGTCGGCCTGTAGCTCTGCGGAATCCTGTCGTAGCTCGGTGTTCATTTCTTTGAGTGCTTCGATCTTCCCGTGCTGGTAGAGGCACAGGCTTACGAACGACAGGAGGGCTATCACCAGGATTCCGTACCCGATGACATGCTTCCTCATTCTTCTTCTCCCGTGAGAGGATTTGTAACGACACGACTATACCGACTCTTGGCCATCAGGACAAATTTTGTTCTGCGAGGTGCGATATCGACGGCCCTGACTCCGCACTTGTTGGCCTCCGCGTAGCTGGATAGCATGGACTTGAAGAGACGTTGAGCCTCATCGTCAATGGGATCCGAGAAGAGCATCTCCACTATGTATTCGAGAGGCTTGGTCTCCAGTACAGCGGGGTCCTCATCCAAAGGAACGCCTGCGACTCTCATGCTGTTGATGAATAACTTCAGCCATCGCAGAGTCGAGAGCGCAGGCAGCTTGCTCCATAAGCGTCTTCCACTCTGTCGCATCGAATGCGACAAGCTCCAGGTCGTGGTAGTCGTCCTGTTCCGCGAGGTAATCGCACACCTCCGTCTCGGCCACGCGTTCGTTCTTGCTCATGGCCAGCTCGAATCCCACCATCCCGTCAATGTCACAGTCCTCGATGTTACAGTACCGCATCAGACACCATTGGGCCACGAAACCTTTCCCCTTCGGCTCTGCGGTGATGGCCTCGGAGAAGAAGCTTTCGGCGTTGGCTGCGAACTCACTCCAGAGGATTCCCCTGATGTCGATCACCTCGAGGTCATAGTTCAGACCTATGTAGTCATGGACCTCTCCGACGGCTAGGACTTCACTCTCTGCAACCACGAACTCGTAACCTATGTTCACGTTCGTCATGGATGGATCGTCAGTCACGGTGTAGTAATCCATGGCGGCCCAGAACACGATGAACTTCTGCATCGGCCACCTCCAGAAGGTAAGTCTTCAGGTGTCGTTCTCCTTATACCCAAAGAACGAGTTGACTTGCGGGGGTTTACGCGGCAGGATCTGGGGCATGAATGCCGCCACGGTATCAGCCAACGAGTTCGAGAGGGCCAGAGTAGTCGGCCACTCAGAGGAACACGACCGTCCCATCGTCATCCTGCCCAACGGGGAGATCGACTTCGCGGACGAGGTGGACCTCGAGGATTACAGCTACCAGGACACCTACGACTCGGAACTCGTAGCGAGCCGGGAGAGCGAGGTCTACGACGTCAGCCCATCCGAGTTCGTAGAGTTCTCGGTCATGGTGCGGGACCACGACAAGCAGGATTTGATCTCATTCAGCTTCGACGAGCGCCCGTACCTGCAGGCCATCTACGACACGCCGGCGAAGCGTGTGTTGTTGAAGTGTGGGAGGCAGGTAGAGAAGTCCACGACCATTGGGAACAAGGGGTTGGCTCTAGGCTGCATCATCCCGGGGTTCCGTGTCCTCTACGTCTCTCCCTCTAATACCCAGACGAAGCAGTTCAGCCAGGACCGGCTCAAGGAGCCCATCCTCACCTCCCCCAGGCTTAAGGCGTGGACCACGCCGGAGCTGATGGACAACGTCTTCCAGAAGCAGCTCATCAATAGGTCGGTGTGGATACTGCGCTACGCATTCCTCAACGCAGATCGTGTTCGAGGCATCCCGGCTGACTACATCAACATCGACGAGTTGCAGAACCTCCTGCTCGACAACATCCCCATCATTGAGGAGTGTGCCTCGCACTCTCCCTACAAGCTGTTCCAGTACTCGGGAACTCCTCTGTCCCTGGACAATCCCATCGAGTACTGGTGGCAGCACTTCTCCACCCAGTGTGAGTGGGTTGTTCCCTGCGATCGCTGTGGCACTAAGAGCAAGAAAGGTGCGGGACGATACTGGAACATCCTCGACATGGACAACATCGGAATCAAGGGGCTCATCTGCGACAACTGCGGAGAGATCATCAATCCCCTGCATCCTGACGCCCAGTGGGCTCGGCACCACACGCCCAAGGTAGAGCAGCCCTACGAAGGGTTCCGCATTCCCCAGCTGATGGTCCCCTGGATTGACTGGGGAGAGATCCTCGACAAGATGCGGAAGTACTCCGTCTCTCAGTTCCACAACGAGGTCCTCGGTCTGTCCTACGACTCGGGCACGCGGCCGCTGACCAGGCAAGACGTCATCGAGAACTGCAATCCGTCCATGACCATGAGCAGCGATGAACTGTCGGAGATCCGTGGGCGGCTCGCAGGACAGGACATCTACTGTGGCATCGACTGGGGCACAGGAGAGAACACCTACACGGTGCTCACCCTCGCGGCCTACATCGCTGACAGGTTCACCCCGTTCTTCTGGCACCGCTTCGAGGGCCCAGAGTCAGAGCCCAACGTCCAGATGGAACTCATCCAGAAGATCATCGACGTGTGGGAGCCCACGCTCATCGGAACTGACTACGGCGGCGGCCACCACCCCAACTACCAACTCATTCGGCGCTATGGATCGAATCGCGTGTTGAAGTACCAGTACTCGACTCCGAGCAGGAAGGTCGTTTGGGAAGGCGACCTTCGCAGGTTCA